ACAAAAAGCGTCACCTGTGAAGGGGAGCTGGGGTTTTTAAATGACAGCATTATCCCGGTTTATCAGTTTTCCGGAAATATTCCGGAGTACATAGACAGTATTCTGCTCATGCATAATTCACAGGTGGAAGAGGGAAAAAGGATTTATCGGGGGAATGTGGAGGTTACGGATCCGAACGGTTATTTAACCAGGGCGAACCAGAATTATCCTGATACGTTATCGGAGTTGACAAACAAATTGATTGATACGTACGGCGGTTATTTTCGGACTCGGCGCGTGAATGGGAAAATCTATATTGATTATCTGTACGAGTATGGAGAACTTAATCAGCAGCAATTACGAATTGAGGAAAACATCCTCGATTATTCCTGCAAATTTGGTGGAGATTTTTGCACCCGACTAATACCACTTGGAGCAAAGCAGGAAGACACCGGAGAAGAGGACCCGCAGCGCATTACGATTTCTTCGGTCAATGGCGGCGTTATCTATGTGGATAACGCGGAGCTGGTGGCGAGATATGGAATAATTGTGGGAACGAAAACATGGGATGACGTGACAGACCCGGTTCACTTAAAGCTAAAAGGGCAGTCTTATATAAATTCGCAGGAGTTTCCGCAAAAACTGGAACTTACTGCTGTCGATTTGTCCAATATCAACATTGACATCGAGGCACTGCGAATAGGGTGTATGACAACCGTAATCAGTCCGTTTCACGAACTGAGTGCAGCGTATTTTCTTTCCGGGAAAACGAGTCACTTAGATGCGCCGGAAGAGGACAGCGTATCACTGGGGGCGGAAATAGACACGTTCACCGGAAGCACAGCGAAGCGGCAACAGAACGCAGACAATCAGATAAGTAAAATAGAACAGGAAGCACGCGAGAGCATCGTTGATGTTGGTAAGACAATTACCGGGGCGAAAGGTGGGTGTGTAGTTCTTGACACATATGACAATGAAGGGAAATTAGTTCCTCCGTGGCAGCTTCTTATAATGGATCTTCCTGACAAAACGAAGGCACGGAACGTAATACGCATGAATCAGGGAGGAATTGCGTTTTCTTCGTCAGGATATGACGGCCCTTACGAGACGGCCTGGGACATTAATAAGGCTTTTGTAGCAGACTTTATACGGGCCGGAACCATGCTGGCTGACCGGATACGGGGAGGCACATTACAGCTTGGCGGACAATCAAACCAGAATGGAGTGCTGAAAATTTTAAATGCTTCCGGGCAGCAGATAGGCATATGGGATAAAGACGGGATACGAATGAGTTCCGGGCCGTCACAGGTGAACTTCACTTCGCTGCAAAGCGGAAGCGCGATTGAACTAATAGGAAACGTCATTTATGGAACTGGCCGGCCGGATAAATCGCGGGCAACCATAGATTCCCTGCGGATAAAAATGTACAGCGACAGAGACGACGTAAACAGCGACTACATCGAGGAGGACGCCGACGGAATTACATTTTGGATAAACCGAAATGAGTCATCGTTTTATGGGGCGGAGAACATGCATACCGTTGATGCCACGATTGACGGAAATCTTGATGTGAGCGGAGAGAAAAACAGGATTGTCAAAACGGGTTACGGCGATATAAAAATGGCAGCATATGAAACGGCGTCCCCCATGTTTGGAGACGTGGGGAGCGGAACAATCGGCGCAGACGGTCTTTGTTACGTGACGTTGGACAGTATTTTTGCCGAGACGGTCAATGCTGGATGTGAATATCAGGTGTTTCTTCAGGCATATGGGCCGGGCAGCATTTATGTATCGGATAGGACTCCGGCATTTTTTACTGTTACCGGTCAGCCAGACCAGCGGTTCGGCTGGGAAATAAAGGCGAAACAGCGCGGATATGAACAGAACCGGCTGGATTGCCGAAGGGACCGTCTTAAGGCCCGAGACAGCGTTGATTATGCTGCTGAAGGGGCTGAATATTACAAAAAATATATGGAGGGACTGATAATATGAAGAAGATAACAGCGGTAACACTGTTTCAGACGGCGGTAGGGTACAGGCTGTCAATGGCATATTCAGAAATAAATGACGAAGGCGTCATTATAAAGGACAATGCCCGTCTTGACCGTATCTTAGTCAATCAGGATATGATTGACAATGCGACGGCCTTGATGCAGTACGCCCAGGGATGCGTTGATAAGGAGGGATAAGCATGGCGGTTGAAAATATTGACTTAAATCAAGAAATAGAGAGCTGGAAATCAGCGGTATACGGGAAAGACGTCCGGTCGGCCAATGTGGCAGCCTTTGAAAAAATACAGGGGACCGTCAACGATACGGTACAGAACGTGAACCAGGCGGCTGAAGATTCAGCCAGTGCCGCCCATAACGCACAAGCTGCCGTTGATAGCATCCAGGCAGCAATTGTCACGGCGACAGAAAAAGCAGCAGCAGCGGCAACCTCAGCCACTCAGGCAGCCGGTTACCAGGCAGCGGCTGCCAGCTCCAAGACCGCTGCCGAACAATCAGAAACAAATGCGGCCGCCAGTGCTGCCGAGGCCAGGCAGATAGCGGAGGGGTTCGGCGGATTCGACGGTACAGCCGCCAGCGTCAAAGCGACAGATACATATGGTCTTGTGGTTGACGTCCTGGGGGAAAGTACCACACAGGCCCTAATCGATGCTGTCGCAAACAAGGTCATTAATCACCTGGTCAACAAAAGTCAGATAGTTAATAACCTGTTGGCTACAGATATAGATACAGTATTGTCCGGCGCATTGGGCCCAATTATTGACCAGCGACTGACAGATTTAATGAACAAATATACTCAATTAAATGGCGAGAGTTTTGGGGTCAATCCGTCTTACCCTGGTTTTCCTAAAATATGGGGGCATGTATTTACAAACAATGGAAATCAGTACGGTAATGCAGCTGGAGACTGCTATTACCTGGCGATCTCATCCGAAGGGAAACTATTAATCGGCACACAAACAAACAATGCCACTACAATTACCTGGCGTTCTGGCGAGATAGAGGCCGCGACAGCACAAACGGCTGTAATGTACTACACCAATAACAATATCGTGATTGCAGATTACAAAACCAAAAAAGTGTATTTCACCCTTAATCTGGAGACTAACATATTGATAGCAGATGCCAATGGATGGACTAAAAAATATAATTTATCGTCTCTTACAGTATAAGTTCGAAATAACAATACAAAATGGCGATAGGTATCCCACAAAAGCCACTGATATCAAAGCTTTTGTAGACACTTGTCGCCTTGGACTGACATGTTTTTTAACAGGGGAAGGAGTAACACCTATAGCTGGCATGGCATCCGAATACACAATCGGACTTGTATTAAAAAGGGGTGAAGACTCGGCTGCTGTTATGATATTTGCTTACTCTGTGAGAGAGGTATATTGTCTTTTTAAAAATGGCACATGGGACACAGCCATAACAAAACTATAGCAATATAAAATGGCGATAGTTTTGGGGTTAATCCGTCATCCCCAGGGTTTCCCGGGGTATGGGGACATGTATTTACAAACAATGGAAATCAGTACGGTATTGCAGCTGGAGACTGCTATTATTTAGCGATTACAGCTGGAGGAGCGCTATTAATAGGCGTACAAGTAAACGATGCCACTACAATTACCTGGCGTTCTGCGACATTGACACCATTGTAAAATGGCGAGATGAAACAGGATTCTTTCAATTTGGAAAACAAACCAGTCGAACAGACGGATTTGAATGCGATTTATTCTGGCGTACATAGGTATTCAAATCTGTCTAAAAATATCCCTAGCGCATATAATGGTTACATTATTGTTATGAAAAGGGGTGGGGGCACGTTGGGACAAATAGCACTTGACGATTCCGGAACACTTTATAGCCGTGTTTGTAATGATTTATCATGGATGAGCTGGAAATAAAAATAACAATTTAATTGAGTAACAAAAACTTGTTAATCAGTCCCGAAAGGGGCTTATTTTATTGCCCGGCAGTCTGGGCGGAAAGGAGTCCGAATATGAAGGACAAAATGATTTTAAAAAACAATATGGAGGTGGAGCTTGAAGCCTGGGCCAGCCTGGGAGCATTGCAGGTGGTGTCTGCTGACCGGACGGCTATGCTTGCCACCTGGGAGCTGCTTACTCCGGACAACCTGTCGCAAGTGCAGATTAAAAACGGCGCCGGGCTGACGGTCGCAACCTATACCGACCTGGTGTTAGTGTCTGAGACGTCCGTGGTGGCCTCGGACGGTATGGTACTTACAACTTATAGCCTGCGCGAAAAAACGCCCGAGGAGAAGCGCCTGGATGCTCTGGAAGCTGGACAGGAGGTGCAGGATGGCGCACTTGAAGACCTGGGAGCAGTAACAAGCACCCTGGCAGCACAGGTAGAAGGAGGTGCGAAGTAATGGCAAGGTTTTACGGGATTAAGATTCAGGCCGGAGAGCGGACGTTGGAGGATGTGCCGGCTCTCTGGCGGGCGCAGACCGAGAAGTGGCTGGCAGACTATCCGGCAGAATAGGAGGCAAGATATGGACGAGATGGAAACAGCGGTGAAACTGGAAAATCATGACCAGCAGATCAAGTCCCTAAAGCACCGAATGGAGGAACAGGAAGAGCAGAGCAAGACCATCCAGGAGCTTGTTCTGTCCGTCCGGGAATTGGCACTGAATATGCAGGCGATGATAAAGGAGCAGAGCGCGCAAGGAGAGCGCTTGGCAAAGCTGGAAGCAGAACCGGCGGAACATTGGAGCAGTATGAAGCGGACGATATTTAACACGACGGTAGGAGCCGGGGCCGGGGCGGTTGCT